TAAGCCGCACCCTCCTCAGCAGTCATGTTGCTGACCATGTCATCCCCCCTGAAACACGTCCTTTCCACTGCCCTGGGCGTGACGAGGAAGACCATGAGGCGATTGAAGATGGAGAGCACCAACCAAGTCAACGGGAATCCCATGAGGATCCCGTTGATCGAGAGGAGCTCTCCCGCTTCGCCTGCATACATAATCCTCACGTCCCCCAGCAAGACCAGCCCAATCTTTCTCACGGGTGGGGCGAGGCCCAGGCCCAAACAAACGCCGTCCCATATGACAAGAGCGACCTCTCGAGGAATCCAGTCCGACGCAGCGGTGAGATCACCACTGTACCAACCTGGAAAAGAACCCAAGAGGCACTCCTGTCCCACAGGACGACGCGAGGCCTTCACCTCCCTATCCTCCAATCCGGAAGCGTCAACCTGGACCAGCGCATCCAACGCTGGCCAGACGAACTTCCGGACCGAATTACCCGCGAAAACCAAACAAGCTGGTCCCGCAGTCACAATCCGACACTTCCCTCCGATCTCATCCACAGCCGTGGCCCTGACGACGGGGAGACGTTTCTGCTCGTAGTAGTCAACAGCTGCCTGGATGGCAGAATCAACCACTATACGAGTGTCTTCGTCCCTAGATCCCGTCGACGGGGCCGGGCAGCCGTAAATGAGTTCGGCCGTGTCCTCAATCGCCTTCCTTCCGTCATCCCACAGCTCTTTCAGCTGGCCACCCTCAAGACGCGAAAACTCCGTCGAAGCCGACGAACTGAACGACGCATCAGCTCTGACTCCCACACGATTCCGGACACCAGAGAACCAACTCACCACCGCAGAGCGGAGGCGAGCCAGGTCTGGTGCCGGAACCACATGAGGAGTCGTCATGGCACGCTTGTGCTCAAGAACAGCAGCGCGGCGAACCGCGGCGCTGGGCTTGGGCCCGCACCTACCAAGACGACCAATCAGGGCCAACTTGTCGTACGTATACGTCGCCCCCCCGGAGAAAGTGCTAGCGGGTATACCTGCAAGGAATCGAAGCAGAAGAGGAGGTGGCGGTGGAGCACGTACGTCCCCCACAGCACGGAAGCGCGCCCAAGTAGCAAGTTCAGAGAACTTGGCTTGGACGTCCGCCGTACCGCGGGACACACACGTGTTCAACAACCACCTCCGGAACGCCTCGACTGCCCACGCAGAAGTATACTCACTACCGTTCTTGGCAGGACAGAGTCCGCGGCTGTAGGCGCTCGAAAGCCCCTTCAGCATCAGACACCAATACTGCCAAAACCGGTTCGCATCTCTCAACCAGCCTGGAAGAGCCACACGCTCCCGTCCTTTCCTAGCCTTCTTCTCCTTATCCTTCTTCCGTTCTCTCCATCCTCTCCTTTTCCCAACAATCCCACGTCCTCCACGCTTCTTATGATCCTCCGATTCATGAGAGTGTTCCTTCATCTCCCCTCCATCCTTCCCTTCCGCAGCCTTGTCCTTCTTGAAAGGATCCAAATTCAAATGAGGTTTGTCAAAGAGTTGCTGGCTCATGGCCTTCTTTCGAAGGGCATGAACCAGTGGCCGCATCCCACAAAGGCGGTGCACGGGTTCCAAGTGGAACCTGCGCCCGTGTTTCCCTCGGGGGACACGACGCAGGATTACGCTTGGACACTCACTCCAAACA